GATTCAAAAATCTGATTGAAGTTGTCGTTGGTAAATGCAAACGCTGTGCGTAACGGGTCGCCCTGCCCGTCGTCGGGTACCGCGCCAATGTCAATAACATATTGGGTCATTTGTAGAGTCTCTTGCTGTATTTACCAGAGCCAGCAAGGCCAAGGTTGTAGGGAGATTACAGGTTTTCGCCGGTGTTTATCCGGTGCACAAAGGCTTTGAGATCAATGTGTAAAAAATTATCTATGTTTTTCAAGTCGGTAATTTCAGCAGTGGTTGTGCCGCACACACGCACAAATTCTGTTCGAGGAAAGTCTCTAGCAACTGCGGCCAACTGCCGGATCCAGTTGCCTGTGAAAGTGGGTGCTGAATCGGCGGCCTTGTAGAACTCTGTTCCTGCATACACATTGTTGAATTTGCTGGCCGCTGTGCCAGACATGTCGTAGCCCAACAAGTATATGCGTCTATGTCCGTCTGACGCAGCTATGGCACACGCAATAGGACCTGAACTGTTGCCGTGATACTTTTTTGGAACCTGGTGTGCGCCCAGATCAGGCAAGGGTCTACGAGTGTAAAATCTATTTTTTCTGCTGTAACCCGAACGTTGTATGTGTTCTGCTATGGGTCTGTCTGTGGCCACAAGACAATCGGGCTCAAAATCTCGATACAGTCCGTTGCAACCATAGATCGGACCCAGAGGCTGAATTCTGGTCAAATCAATAACTGATCGGCTTTGGCCGTTGCCCAATACAAATGCTATGCTCATAAAAAAATCCTCCCAGTATGTAGCTGAGAGGATTCGGTGCCTAAATCTATTAGGAAGTGGTGTTTTCTACCAGTGCCAGGTTCAAGAGATTTTGTTGTCCTGACGAAACGCTGCCGGTGTTGGCAGCACCAGTGGTGCCAGATTTGATCATGGTGCCTTCGTCTGTGAAGAAGTTGGCCAAGCTGCGAAGATCGCCTGTGACCGAAGCAGAATCATAGTTGGAACCACCTTCCCAACCCAGGATAAAGTGGTTGGTAAGTTTGCTGATGTACACATCAGAGCTGGCGTTGTCTATGTAGGCAATGCTCATGTTGCCGTTGGTAGGAGATCCAGAATTGCTGAGTACGCACACCCCAACAAGATTGACTGTACCTGTGCCGCCAACATCAACGCTGGTGCAAGTAAACACTGTGCCAACACCTGCACCAGCTGGTGCGCCAGCAGATTGCCAGTCGGTTGTTCCAACTACAGTAATAATGTATGCATTACCAACCAGTATGTCTTCGTCATTAATGGTGGTGGCATCGCCTACCAGATACTTGTGGCTGCCTTTTTGGCGGATAATATAACCAGTAGCAGCACCTGCGGCAGCGCCAGTGGCCAAGGTGATATTCACTGTGACCACAACTCTAGGGTTTGTGGCACTGGGAGCATCTGTGGGGGCTGCACCGCCTACCACACCCACATACTGTGCGTCATTGAGTGTTTGTGTTGGTGAGTTGAACACTGGTACTGTGAGCGAGCCAAAGTTTGGATAGCCAAGATCCACACCCACGCTGGCGCCACCACTGCCGGAGCCGGTGGAAGTTTTTTGTATTTTAAGAGGACGACCCATGATTTTTTTCTCCTTAAAGAAGTCCGATGCGAGTTCTAGTCGCTACGCGGCAGGGTAAATCACCGCATAAAACGCAGTATTGCGTTGACTTGTATTTAGCAAAAAAGGTTTATTTTACACAGGGCTGCGGTATTCTTAAATATCTCATGAACCATCAAGAACTTATTGACCAAGGCAATCAACATCGTGCAGAAAATCATCCTGAACAGGCGTTGGCTTGTTACGCACAGGTGTTTGCCGAAGATTTCAATCACAGTGCAGCATTCAACAACTACGGCAATGTGCTGAGAGAAATGGGCTATCCTGCTCGAGCTATTCCTTTTTTGCATGCAGCACATGACATCAACCCTGCTGACGTCACTTCTGAGTTCAATCTTGCAGTGGCCTACTTGCTGAACGGAGACTATGCTCGTGGCTGGCCCTTGTACGAATCACGCTGGCGATTTGAACACCTGGACGGTACCAAACCTCGACTGGTTCAACCTGAATGGACCGGTCAAGATCTCAAAGACAAAACACTGTTGATCATAGGCGAACAAGGACTTGGTGACCAAATACAGTTCATAAGATTCACTGCCAATCTGCACTCAACCGGCGTGAAAATAAAATTACTCTTGAATCCCAGTGTCAAACCCTTGTTTCCGCAGCCGGCCGGAACAATTGTGGGCATCTATGAACCCGGTGAAGACCTAGGTGAATTTGACTACTGGATTGCCATGATGGACATTCCTAGAGTGATTGGCATGACTCTGGAAAACATTGCACATCAGTTGCAGTACATTGCAGCTGATCCTGTGAACGCAAACATCTGGGCTGGTCGACTGGGCTCCAAAACTCGCATGCGAATTGGTGTGTGCTGGTCAGGCCGCAAGGATTCCTGGATACATCAGCACAAGAGCATGCCTGTAGAGAACATGGCTGACCTGATCCGGAGAAATCCTGAACATCAGTGGATCAATCTACAAATGGATGCTACAGATGAAGAAACAGCAATCATCACGGCAGCAGGTGCTGTGTGTTTTCCAGGCACTATAAGAAACTTTGCAGACACTGCGGGACTCATGCATCATCTTGATCTGGTGATTTCTGTGGACACTGCCAATGCACACATGGCCGGTGCTCTGGGTCGTCCTGTGTGGATACCACTCAATGCCTATGGTAACTGCTGGCGTTGGCTGACCGGTCGTGAAGATTCGCCCTGGTATCCCAGTGCTAGATTGTTCCGCCAGCCTCAGCAGGGTGACTGGGATTCAGTGGTTGATCGCATGCACAAATTTCTCAGCTGGTTCAAAATCTAATCAACAAAAAAGCACCCGAAGGTGCTTTCGTGCCACTTCCCATCCCGGGGTTGTTACGGAGTATTTATGTTCACGCAGTTGGCGCCGTGCCAACGGGCATAGCCGTTGACTGCCACTGATCGATTACAATGTAGACATAGTTTTGTTTCACGCTTGCTGCCGCGAATAGCATCGGCCTTCTTTTGTATTGTCTCTGCTGACTGTGTACGGCCGATTGCTCTGGCTCGTTGTTTATCTCGTGTTTCTTTAGAATGAGTTTTTCCCCACATATTATTATTTTCACCCTGTTTTGCAATTGACATTTTATTTTTATGTTCTTTAGTAAACGGTGGTTTCTTTTTTCCTAGAGTATTTTTTACTAACTTTTCGTGTTGCTCTGGCGTTAGTTTATTACCCAACCTTGCTTGTCTAATTTTTTCTTTTGCATCAGGCGTATGGTGTTTTCCAAACATTCCGTTGCCCTTGCCACTGAGTAACTTACTTTGTAGTTCGGCATATTCTTGTTTGATACTCTCATAAACTCTTGCTGTGATTTTTGTATTATATCTTTCTTGTCCAGATTTTTCTGCTCGCATCATCCTTAGTGCGTTTAGCATTTTATGATGATCTTGTCCTGTAGTCATTTTAACCAACAACCAGTGGCAAATAAAGTGTTCTCGGGCAGTGAGAGCAACCAAGTTGCTTGACTCATCTGTACCACCTAAACTACGAGGCTGTATGTGATGTTTTTCAGTGTAACTGCCTAGATTACGAGTTTTAGCTCGATCTGTAATATCTTGGTACCATTTGTTGTATTTGTTCATATGTTTATTTATGTTGGTTAGTTCAACAATAGCATATTAGATAACAAAAGTCAATAAAAAACGCCCCGAAGGGCGTTTTTGTTGTCCAAATAAATGGATTGTGGATCAGCTGAACGACAAATTGCTGACGGCGATTTCGCCGACATAGTCGCCCGCATTACCAAACGAACTTGCAGTATTAGTGAGCTCTATGAATCCGTAGCGGGTCATAAAGCTAACAACTGGTTCGAATGTTGTTGGATCAAGAACAACACCAGAGCTCATCAACGGAATGTATGGGCAGTAGAACGCAGGTGCGTCAGCTTCCGAACTTCCTTTGTAGCCAACCAATACAGGTGTTGAGTCACTTGCGTAACTGTCAACAAACACACGCATTGCGCCGTTCAGAGTACCCACAAACTTGGTGTTTGTAGGTGCTTCGAATGTGCCTTCTGTGGTTCTAGCAAACGCACTAGTTGTAGCTGATTGCAACACTGTGAGTGCAGCACTAGATACAACAGCGTAGTTACCTGCGCCACGACGAGTGCGTTGAGCGATCAAGTTAGCAACACGGTTGATCAAAACAGCCAGGGCGGCGTGTTCGTCACCAACGAATGTAGCTGTACCAGATACGGTAGCTTGATTGTATGTGAACTCAGTAGTGGCCAATGAGCGTAGGCTCAACAAGATTTCCTGGTCAATCTCAGCTGTGATCTCTTGTGCAAGAGCTGCCATGATTTCGGCTTCTACGTCGATACCATGCATAGCTTGTGCGTCTTGAGCAGCTTCAAAAGTCCAACGTGCTTGCAACTTGCGAGTCTTGGCTTCAACAGCCTGCTTCAAGATTTGCACAGAGATCTGACGACCACCACTACCTTCAAGCACTGTTGTGTTAGCACCTGTGTAGATATTCTGTGTTGGATCAACAATACCAGCACTTGTGCTGCTTGCTGAAGAGTAGGCCTGAGCAATTTTGAACGGGCTCAATGCTTCTTCACCAGCTGCTGTGCTTGTGGCAGCAGCAGAATTGTCAGTCATTGTGTTGGCATAACGCACACGCAGAGTGTGAATTTGACCAACAGGGCCAGTCATGGGCTGAACACCAACCAACTCGTTAGCAATAACAGTTGGCATAACACGACGAATAACAGGCAAAATAACACGGTTAAGTGTTGCAATGTTGCCACTGCCGGTTGAACCAGAACTTGCGTTCTCTTTCAAGTATCTACGTGTATTCTCAAGAATAACGCTCATGCTATTGCGCTTAGAACCATTCAGTCCTTCAAGCAATGCTTCCTTGGTCTCGTCCCAGCGACCTTCCAATAATTGTTGTGACATTTAAGTCTCCTTATTTAAATTACAGCCCTGCCAGGCGCTTGATGGCAATAACATTGCTGTTGTCAGCAGTGTCGTCGTCTGGGCGATGGGCAGTTTTATTACCAGTGACTTCTGAAACATTTTCCACAATCACCTGGCGGGCTTTTGCGGATTTGCCTTCAGCTAGCACAGCTGGTAGATACTTTTCAAAAGCGTTCTTGAGTCTAGCTGTTTGAACACTTTCGAGTAAATTACGCATGGTCTCACGTTTCTCTTCGTTGAGAGGAGAAAGTAACTCTTCCAGAGTGTTTTGACGCACATTGGATTCGTTGATCATACGTATTTCACGTTCTTTGGACTCAACCAGGACCTTGGCCCGGCGGCTGAGTTTGATAGCTTCTGACAGTTGTTGTTCTCTGGCAGCGATGGTGTTTTGCAACTTGCGAACTTCGGCTTTCTCATTGAGATGAGTAGCACCAAATTCAGCAGCATACGCTTCAAAAATACGTCGACCAAAATTGTTCTCGCGAGCAACCTTAATGTCTTCGTGCAACTGACCCAGTTCAGTCTTGAGATGTTGACTAACAGCTTGACTCATTTTTTGCGCAGATTCTTTTACAAATCTTGCTTTGAGACCTTGAAGTTGACCACGAGCTTCACGTACCAAGCGGACTTTTGTTTCCACTACATCACGTTTGTCTTGGGTAAATTCTTGGATCTCACGAGCCAGGGCATGCACCATGAAGCTTTCTAGTTTTTCTAGTCCTTCACTGTGCATCTTGCGGTCTTTACGTAATTCTCCAATTTCTTCAGATAATTTTGTTACCATAAAGTTGTTGAACTTGGTGGCATTTTCTTTCATCTTAGACTGGAACTTCACGCGGTCTTCCCGCATTGCCATTTTCTCCTGGGCAAACTCTTCGAGTTCACCAGAGAGTCTATCTGTTAACATATTATCTAAGGCTTCAACCATCACTGTCTTGTCGTGCTCATAGCGTTGCGCAAACTCTTCACGTAGTTCTGCTCTGACCTGTTCACGTGCTTCTGTCAGTTTAGATTCCCAAGCTTCGTTGAGTTCTTGACTGACGTCTTCGTTGATTAGGCCGCTATCTAGCAATGGCTTGATTGCATCTAGCATGCTTTACTCCTTAATTTTGAGATCCCGAATCAGGCGTTTTACTTCCTGTGTCAGGTATCTCTGTACCTTGCTGTCATGCCCTGCTTCTCTGGCAATTTCCAACACTTTATGACCGTACTTCATGTTACGAAGTCCTTCATAAATTGCTTTGGGATATGCATTTGGAGCACTAGGCTGAGCAACAATATCTACAGTGACTATTTCAAAGTCACTGACCCGTCCGTTGCCGTCGTTCACGTTGCCGGAACCACGACTCGAAACACCAAGTTTCACACCCGAATCCAGCATGGTTTTTACCAACTGGCCCATGGGTGTGGGTAATATTCTCAATTTACCATAACCGGCAGGTCCATCCATCCACATTTTGTCAATGCAATGGCTAACTCTGTCAAGATTGATTTTCAAATCTTCTGGGTGATCTACTTCACCCAGTACAGAGTAACCGTCATGCACTTGTTTGTTGACAGAATCAACTGCTCTAGAAATTTCTTCCACAGGATACACACGTTCGTTGGCGTTTTTTACTCCGCCTTCGATGCATACCCCTTCCATGTACAGGGTTTTACCTTCATCTTCGACCAAGACGCGAATCTTGGCCTGATTGAAGTTGAGATGTTCCTGTAAGTAACGCATTGTCAATTAGCCTCTACGTCCACCAGGCAATGGGCTCTTGGTGTTTACACCAGTGGCTTGTGCTGTGTGCGGCTTGGTAGCTGGCTTGGGAGACTGAGTAGACTGGCTTGGGCTGTTGCCAACTTTACCAATCATGTCTTTGGCTGTGGGTGCTGTGCGACCTTGTGCAGTGTCACCAGTCATACGCACAGGCTTGCTGGCCATACCAGCTGCACCACTGTTGAACGCAACAGGACCTGATTTGCCGTTGCCTTCTTCTTGAGTGGTTGTTTTAGGGTGAACTTGCTTGAGGGTGATGTTTTCCATCATGCCTTCAGTTTCAAATTCATCGTCGTCCATGGCACCCATGTCGTCAGAACCCATCATGTCAGCTGAATCGCCGTCTTGACCACCCATCATGTTTTCAAACTCAGCCATCAACTGGTCCAGTTTGTCTTCGAGATTCATGACATCGTCTTTGCTAGCAGGCTCGTCTCCGCCCATATCGCTGCCCATGTCGTCTCCGCTCATGTCGCTATCCATGTCGTCTCCGCCCATGTCCATTTCTTCGTCGTCTTCACCTTCTTGCATGCCCGATTCTTCAGCTTCAACATCGTCGATTAGGTCGGCAGTTTGGCTTCCGCCCATGTCGTGACCTTCGTCCATGTCTGTGTCAACTTCGTCGGGTGTCAGACCCATGGCGTTTTCGCCTTCGTCAAGATCTTCCTCTTGCATGAGATTTTCATAAATCTGGCGGCTCTTTTCCACAACGATTTGGTGGAAAAGTTCTTTGGCTTTGGCGTCTTCATCATTGATGACATATTCGATCAGTTGTTCGAAACGATTTTTACTCATTTAAATAGCTCCTGTTAAGATATTCGGTAATTTTGCCACCCGGCAAAATGTATACCTATATTTACAATCTTGGAGAAAAATATGCTGTTTATGACAGTTTTTTTGTCAATTAAGACAGCTTTATTACGCTGGAGGAGCAGCAGGAGGTGCGTATTGAGTTCTGATGTCTTTGAGCTTCTCATTGTACTCAAAGGTTCGGGTGTCATTCATTTTTCGCAGTTTGTTCAACTGCTTGAGAGTGAGCTTGGTTTTTCTAAGTTGCCCAATATGAGGTTGGGTGTTGTCTGCTGCAACATCCTGATAGGCAGCAGGGGACTTGTGATAAAGCTCATTGAGAATCATACAGATATTTATGCTGCTGGCGGAACTGCTGCGCCTGCACCAGGAGGCTGTGCTGCTGGAGTGGTGCCAATGGTGCCGCCGGCTGCTGCTGCACCTTCTGCACCTTGTGGTGTGATGTTGGCCATTTCCTGACCCATGGCAACGTCGCTTTCAATGCCTGCTGGGGTAATGCCCACTGCACGTAGATCTTGACCGCCTGTGGTTTCCAGTTCAGGTGTGGCACGTTCTTCTTTCCACATCTTGTCATTTTTCTGTATCTCGTCCTGTGACAAGCCCAGAAAGCGTTCCAGCATGAATCTCTTGCTCATGTAGGGCAAGGGTTCCAGGCTGGCAAATGCTGTGATTCTTGTGTTGTCCAGTTCGCTTTGACGATAGCTGGCAAAGTTCTGCGGCGGATTAAACTTGATCTGGAACAGGCCAGCATCAATATTGAAGCCTCTCCAGCGCATGAACATCTTGAATTCATCATCCAGTTTCTGCATGATCAAGGCCTGTAGTCGCTCGCAATACTGATTGAATCTGTACTCTTGTATCAGGGCTGTGCCTATTTTGCCGTCCTGCATGGTACGATCTGAGTCATCTGGACCAGTGGGTAGATAGCTTGAAGGCACACGCAGACCACGGGCCATCTTGTTGTTGAAGTATTTTAAATCGTCGATTTCGCCAAGATTTTGTCCTCCGGGCAAGGTAGTAACATCGCTTCCGCGGCCGTTTTCGCCCACTGGAAAGAAGAAATCTTCGTTGATACTCAGCGGATTATAGCTGCTATCCATGATGTTTTGGCCGCCGCCGCCGTATGTGGGAACACGTCTTTGATGCATTTCATTCTTCACACGTTCCACAAACTGCATGGCCATGTGGCTGGGCATGTTGCCCACGTCAATCTTGAATATTCTGCGCTCGGGCGCACGTTGCACACGATAGATCAACATGGCGTCTTCCAGCAGTTCTTTCTGCTTGAATACCTTGAAGATGTTTTCCAGGATTGATTTACCAAAAGGCCAGAACACATCCAGGCCTTCATTCAGACTCATGTGCACCACGTGCTTGGCATCAATACAGGTTTCGTTTACAGCACGGCTAAATCTAGAAGCACCACTCAGTGCCGAGTTTGGTGCTGTGTAACCACCGCCTTGCATGGCAGGACCACCTGATCCACCGCCGCCTGAAGAAGGGTTGACCATGAAGTCTGTGGTGGTTTTGGCTGCCACAGTTAGGTTCTGAAAGTTGGGATTGATGTCACGAATAATGTACTGTTCAGGTCTCTTGCCTTCATTTTCGTTCACAATCACACGCACTACCTTGCTCATGTCCACCCACATCATTTCAAATGTTTCTGGGTCACGAACAAATATCTGATCACCGTATTTGAGAGTGTTGCGGAACAGTTTGAAGATGCGTTGATCCAGTCGGTTCAGTTTGACCCACTGTTGCAGTTGCTTGCGAATAATTTCTATTTCGTGATCTGTGGGATCATCGTTGTAGGTCACTTCAAACGGAGTGTCGTTTTGTTCGTTCAACTGAGTACTAAACTCAGAGATAATATCTAAACATGCATTGACTTCCGAATCTGAATCCATGTTTTCGTACTGATTGTAACGTTCAATTCGGTTGGGATGGCCTGAATACACTTCGGGCAGTCGGCTGGCATAGTTACGGAAACTAAAATCAGTTTCCGAAGAATTACTAGTGCGGCCATCATTTTTGGGATAGCCCGGCAGGCCCTGTTCCTTGTTGCCAGAGATAGGGCTCATCTGTCCAGAAAGATCAGCGACTTTGAAATACTTACGCCATGTCATTTAGAAATCCATTCTTGATTGCATCACACGTTGAATCACAACGTAGTGTATTATTTACCGCTATTGTCTTGCAGCCTGAACTAACTTGCCACCCTGGGCCAGGCTCTTTCTGCTGAGATCAACCAGTTCGTCCAGGCTGTTCTGCTGTAGTGTAGCACGTTTGATCAGCTCATTCATGCTGGTGATCAACATGCCCGAATCAGTGGTGGTGGCTGCTGCTGTTGTGGCTGCAGGTCCTGTAGGAGTAGTATCACCCACAGGTGCTGGCATTGTAGAATTAGGCCCTGTATACTGACTGTTCCCTAGCTTGTTTTTTTCAATTATGCTGGCCATAAAAGAACTGGTATCAACTTGTGATTTTGTTGGCGTGGCTGCTTGATTAGCTCTTTGAGCTTTTTCAAGTATACTTGCCATGATCCCAGGATCAGCTCCTTCTCGAGCAAGTTTTGCTGGATCATTGAGTTGTTCAAACGATTTTATGTATCCCGACAACATATCTGCTGGTTTATTGAATTTGTTAATTGTTCCTTGATTTTGTTTGATTATTTCTGGATCAATTATGTTGCCTTGTGATCCAACTCCTGGTGCAGTGCTACCGCGTCCGGGAGTATTTCTTATTCCAGTTTTGTCTCCTGTGCCGGGCAATCGTGTTACACCTGCTTGCAGAACACTAGTAAACTTTTCTAGAGCAATAGTTGCTGGACGGACCCCAACTTGTACCATGCTGTTCATGCCACGAGTAATTTCTGCTTGGCTTTGACGTATAGATACTTGATTGGCAACCGAAGCTTCGGTCGCTGTGGTCATCTTTTTTTGTTCAGCTTCTGCAGCAGCTCGTCTTTCTTCAGCAGTACCCTTGAGATTTTCAGCTGCTATCATTTCACTAACCGGCAATAGTATAGTATTGCCAGCTGCTTTGATAGTTCCACCAAACTGATCCATTCCCCGTTTGGCTCCGTCTTTGAGCAAGTCCATGGTTTGATTGGCACTAGTTCCCATGCCCTTGGCTGCTTCATTATAGGCCTCCGGCGCAGTCATCATGAGTTTGCGGCCTTCTTCGGTTGTGGCCCCAAATCCAGCAAACGTTGCCATGAATCCTTTTCTGGTTTCACCAGATGTTTGTTTTAATATCTTGTCTTCTTCAGCCAGCTGTTTGGCTGCTGCTAACCCTTCTTCGCCGCCGCGTTGTACCGCTTGTTGTAACTCTCTCTGATGTATAGCATAACGCTCATTGTTTATTCTTTCTTCTTGTTCTTTTTGCATAGACTCTGCTGATTTACCAGTGAGCTTGGTCATTATGTCCATCTCTCTGATATATGCAGCGGCACCTGCTGTTAATTCTGCATTGGTTTTTCCTTGAGCTGCACCTGCTTGAGTTTGAACTCTTAAATATCCAGCCATGCCTTTGTTGATGCTGTCAACACTCATGCCCAGGCGTTCAAATTCAGTTTGAATACCCGATCGTTGAATTCCTTCGGCTACCCCTGCAAACTGGTTGACACCTTGCTGCACTGTGCCGCCAAATGCAGCAAGACTTTCAGAACTTTGTGCTAGCAGTGCGCCAAATTTGGGTAGCTCTTCTATGCTGTACCCAAATTTCTGCATGTTGTCAAATACACCTTGCATACCGGAACTTCCGGCAGCACCTATTGTGCTGATATCTTGATAACTCTTGAACAGCGCATCACTTTGTTTGAAGATGGCTGTGGTTACTCCACCTGTTGCTGTGGCCAATCCCCCAAGAATTTTGCCAGCAGCACCAGACTCGCCTGTTAGAGTGCCTAATGCTTTTGCTCCAGCACTGACCATACCACTGTATGCATCCATTCCTTGAGCACCAGCATTCATGGAACCTATAAAATTACCCATGCCCCCGACCATGGTGCCGGCTGCACTGTTGACGTTGCCAAAGGATTTGCTGACTTTGTCAGCTTTTCCTGTTAAGATATCATTGACAGCAGTGGCTTTGGCAAGGCTATCTGTTAGTTCTGCAATTTTTTGTGCTGCTGCTTCATCCATAGCCATAGTATATCCTTGTAATTTTATCTCGAGGAGATTTTGTCATAATTATATTTATCGAGGAAACTTATGCTACCAAACAACCCTTTAACCCAGTATTTTCGCCAACCTGCTATCTACATCCGATTGCCGTCGGGTGGAAAATTCTATCCGCCAGGCACCCTGCAGATGCCGCCCAACAGTGAATTACCAGTGTTGCCCATGACCAGTGTGGACGAAATCACTTATCGCACTCCCGATGCCTTGTTCAACGGTACTGCCACAGTCAACGTGATCAAGAGCTGTGTTCCCAGTATCCGTGATCCTTGGGTCATGCCCAGCACAGATATTGATGCTGTGCTGGTAGGCATTAGAATTGCCAGTTACGGACACGAAATGGAAATTGGAACCACTTGTCCAGCCTGCAACGAAGCAGATGAAATTTCTGTGGATCTTAGACGAGTCAACGACATGATAAGTGTTGGCAACTATGACCAAGTGTTAAACATGGGTGATCTAGAAATCTACTTCAAGCCCATAACTTATCGTACTGTGAATCTAAACAATCAAGTGCAACTGGAACAACAACAGGCCATGCAGTTGATCAACAGCGATGTTGATGACAAAATCAAACTTGAACAGCTAAACAAAAGCATGGCAGTGATCAATGATACCACGCTGAACACAGTTGCACAAAGTATTGCTGCAATCAAAACACCGCAGGCCATGGTAACAGAAACTGAGTTTATTGTGGATTTTTTACGCAACTGTGACAGCAAAAAATTCAATCAGCTGAGAGATCATGTGATTGGTCTCAAACAGGCCAGCGAAGTAAAACCTCTGGATCTAACTTGCAAAGAATGCAATCACAAATACAAGCAAGCATTTACACTGGATCTGTCAAGTTTTTTCGAAGACGCCTCCTAACCTCTAGTCCTGAACAAATCAACGATCTGGTTGAGGGTATGGAAAAAGACTGCCAACAGATCCGTCGGGAGGCATTGAAAATGAGTTGGTTCATGCGTGGTGGGTTGACATACGACCAAGCCATGGCACTGGCTCTCAGTGAACGAGATCTTATAGGCGAACTTATCAAAGACAACCTAGAGACCACTAAGAAATCAGGATTGCCATTTTTCTAGAAATTATGTTAAACATCACTCAAGTCACTAGAGATATCTTGCACTGGTCAGAAACTTTTGTGGAAGTTCCACATCCTGCACTGGGCAACTTCCCGCCGTGCCCGTTTGCTAGGTCAGCCCGACTCAAACGCACCGTGGGCATATTTGTGGGCACAGATCCTTATCACGATCTCGAAACCCGATGTTCACAAGGTATGGGCGAATACGAAGTAATAATCTATGCCTACGATCCCGGCGAGTGGACCTACAACTTTTTTCACACCAGACTTGAAGCGGCCAACAGAGACTTTTTGTTGGCAAACGATCTGCTGGTGCTAGAGGATCATCCTGAAGATGTAGAAATGGTCAACGGTATCTGCATGAATCAAGGAGAGTATGCACTCAGTATACTGCAACCGTTAGCAGATCTAAATGCTCGGGCAAAGACCATGGAGAAAAAAGGTTTCTATCATGCCTGGCCTGAACCGTATCTTGAGCAGTTGTTTCAGAATCGAACAGATCCAAGATCATGAGCTATCAGTTTGCCAGAGTTGATTTGAAAAAAACCAACTATGAACCCACGGTAGACTGGAATTACATCACCAGTCGTGAACCTGATATGCTGGCTCGGCTAGATGCTATCTACAAAACCTACTGCACTCACAAGCACTTTGCCAGTGTCATGCCCATGTTTCACAGTAGATATCTTGATCCAATGGCTGACATCATTGGTTACTACGACAACAAACGACTGGTTGCATGGAGTCTGATACGGCGATTTGATCAGCACAATGCACAGTGCGATCAGTTTGCATGGACATATCACAATCCCAAAACAAGATTGGGAATAGAAACAATGAAAACAGAGTGTGCTATCTACCGGGCTCGCGGGTTTGAATATCTGTATCTTGAGCAGGCACATCTGTACAAATCTGCCATAGACGGATTTGAAATACTAGGACCCTTGGAGTAACAAATGTATTCGATATATCAGCACTGGGATCGGCTGCGAGTTTGTGCAGTAGGAAGATCTTGGCCAAGTGAATTTTATCAGCAGATTGAGGATACTTCAATCCGACATCTAATGGAAAAAATTGCTGTAGAGACCGAAGAAGATTATGAAAAGTTAGTCAACATGCTTGAATCGTTTGATGTTGATGTGGTAAGGCCGCACATTGACACATCACATACTCAGGAAACACTGTTGCAACACATGCTGCAATCTAAACCACCTATGAATCCCGGGGATGATTTAATCATGCTGGGCAACACCTTGGTAACGTCGTTTACTGCTGATGGTCAAGATTCTAGATACTACAACAACATTATTCAACAGGTAGAACAACAGGGAAACACAATCAAAACAGCACCATTGCATAGTCAATGTATATCCGGTGCTAGTGTGTGTCAGCTCGAAAACCAAACATTGTTTACCATAAATGATTTGTCTGAGCAAGCATTTGTCAACGATATAAAAAAATTTATTACAAGTGTTAACGGAATCAATGATGTGCATCGCATGCATCAATTTGGACACCTTGACGGGTGGTTTGTTCCTGTTACTCCAGGACTAATTTTATCTGCAGAAGATCAGACCAGACCAGAACTTTTAACTTTATTTTTTCAAACATTCTTTCCTAACTGGGAGGTAATAACATTGCCGCCATCGTTGATCAAATCAAATAAATTTTTAAAATGGAAACAAATACATTCAGGCAAGTGGTGGGTCCCGGGCCATGAAAACAATCATAATTTTACAAAGTTTGTTGATGCATATTGCAATAATTGGATTGGTGATACACAAGAAACAGTGCATTATGTAAACACCATTGTGGTTGATCAACACAATGTTATAGTTAGTGAATACAACAAAGTTGCGTTTGATGCATTCAAGCGATACAATGTAACCCCTCATCTTGTTAAACTAAGACATAAAACTTTCTGGGACGGTGGAATACATTGTTTAATCACTGAGCTAGATCGAAAAAATTAAAAATATTACCGGAGTAACACATGGCAGACTTATACACAATTTGGGCCAACAAAGAAGGTGACATCACAGACCTTGACTGGGTAAACGGCATGAAGAGTTTCTTTGATCATCTGATCTCAGAAGGCAAGATGGAGAGCTACAGAATCACACGCTGCAAGATGGGATTCCGCAGCATAGCAGACATGCCCGAATGGATGATCATCATGGAGTTCACAGGCATGGCTCAAATGGATTCAGCATTCAAACGAGTAGCACCACTTGAAGGAGAACTCGAAGTCAAGCATAAGAGCTTCAATCAGTTTGTGTCAGGTGATATTCAACATGCCTTGTTTAGAGACTGGCCAGATACTAATCTCTAAAGCTTCAAGATACACTTCGTGTATCTATGTGTTTCGCTATCGCTCACACATTGTTTCTAAAGCGAAGCTGAATTTAGTATCATCCAGATTATGTGGTCATAATTCACCGTATGCACGGTGAATTGAATGCATCATCCGAGTGACAGCAGTCATCTATAATAATGAGATTGTAGTTTCCTACGCGGAGGCGGTTGACCGGTACCCCCTACTCAAGCTTCACATATCAACGGAACCCTAGTAACCCGATCAAGATCCAAGTCCTATAAGCTGGGGTTGTATCTTTTTCACATGGCCCCGACCATTTGTTGCCTTAAGTTAGCAATTGCCTTTGACGTCCAAGTCCAGACCGGGTATCTCACCGTTCCTCAATGGAGCCGAACCAAACATTCGGCACAGTGTCGTTTGTGTTGCCTTAAATTTTGTTTATGATGTGTGAGCCATGTACTCTGACTGAGATATGGCCATTGTAATAATCTGCGGATTCTAATACCTTGCGATCGAACTGTTCTCTAGCTTCAATGTATGAACATTGTGCTTTTGAAGTGCAATAGTAAAGTATTTCTCTGGTGAAGTTTTCGGTGCCTAGGGTGTTTACATCAACAGTTAGATTTTCGCTTGAACCGTAGTAGTCGCGCCAATCACTGTCAATTTTGGTTCTAATTTTCTTTTTTTTCTTGATGCCGTTTTTTTGCTTGACTGTTTTGTATGTGGTTTTTGAAAATTTAGCTAGTTTTTTGCCTATGTACTTGCGACCAGAAAGATTATTGGTGATCAGGTAAACAAATCCTATGCATTCTTCGGGCAGTGTCTCAACTGGAGTGTTTTGATAGTGCCATGTCATGCGAAAATTTGTTGTATTACCTTTGCTGTATAGTTATCTCTTTCACCATGTTGTGGCATATTTTTCATCAACTACTGAGCTCTTGCATTTGGTCTGGCATTCTTGCCACTTAAATGACTGAAACTCAGCTGCCCAAAATGGGTCTGTGATTGAATCTGCAAGTGTTCTGATATGTAAATTAAAGTTGTTTGCTATTTGTTGCCAGTCTGAATTGTGATTGTATCTATTGGCCACCCAGCAGCAGGGGAATAGCCTGCCACGAGCATCAATGTACAATCCCTTGTTGCCTATCTCGCACAAGGGTGTTATACCATTGCGACTTGGGGTTTGATTGAATAATTTTAAGTTTGTTAACGGAATTTCTTGCCACTCACCTGCGTCTGATAACGCAACAACTTCACGTTCAAATCGATGGGTGCCGCTTACAAATTTTGCACTGGGTTGTAACGGATCATCAACCCCATATGAAGGATACACACTGCCAAATTTTGTACTCTTGGTCAACTGAAATCGGTCTACTCCTAGATCTTTGGCAAATTGCTGCATGCGTTCCATATGATCTTCATTGAATTTGAATGCAATTGTAGCCCAAACAATTTGACACAGGCTTGCGGCTCTAAGTGCTTGCAACCCTGCAACTATGCTGTCATAATCGCTGTTCACACGATATAAATTATTGCTGGCGTTATCATACCCGTCGATGCTGAAGTGTACACTGTCTTGTGGTCCTAGACACAGTCCAAGCTCATTCCACCAGGATACTTTTTTATGACTACCGTTGGTCACAATCACAATCTCCACAGGCTTGATGCTTTTGATGTATTGTATCACGGATATTAGATCATGGGCGTATATAGGATCACCGTCGTCGCCGCAGAATGTAATTTTTTCAACATTGTCCAACACAAACTCAGGAGTAAAATTGCGTTTGAAAAATTCTAAATCTAGTTCTGTATTGACTAGACCATCAGGAACTTCTTGACGAGCACACCTTGGACACCGTAGGGTACACTTGCTGGATATTTCAATATGGAAATGCCAGGTTGCTAGAGTCATGCCAGTTCAACCTCGGTGTTGTAGTTGGTGAATCCGTTTTCTTTCACAACCTTGAGTATGTTTTCTACTCGTCCACTTAGCTCGTCCCTGTGACTCACAAGCCAGATGCTCTTGTGACGCTCACGACTCATGCGTTTGAGCAAGGCCAGGGCATTCTCTACACCTGCTGTGTCCAGTCCGTTGTCAATCAGTTCATCCACAAACAACAAGTTGATTGGAGAGTATAGGCTTTCCCAAACGTCACGGAATGCAAAGTTGAGACTCAAGATCAGTCTGGTGCGTTCACCCCGGCTGAGATTGTCAAAGTCCAGTTCACGACCCAGTTCTTCAATGCTGACTGTGAGATCGTTTTGAAATTTCACAGTATGTGGCAGGCCAATACGATCCAGATAGTGTGTGAGTCTTGCGTTGAGATAACTCAAGTTTTGATCAATGATCTTCTTGCGAACAAAACTGTCCTTGCTGGTCAGCAGTTTAAGCAAGAAGTCCTGATGCTCCTGCAATCGATTGAGATCGTTTAGTGCATCATAACTCACAGTCTGCAGAGCCTGTTCGGTCATGTCGTTGATCTGATCAGTGTAGGGATCAGTCTCGGCTGTCTTGGTAGTAATCTGTTGCAACAGGTTGGCCACTTGACTCAGGTGTGTGACAGCCTTGGCTTCGGTGTCGTAGTGAGTGACTGGTTGAGCACCTAGCACAACCTCAGTGTATTCTGACACCTGTTCAGCATAAGGATCAAGTTCTTCAAGTTTGGCATCAATTTGCTTTTGAATATTTTCCAACTCGCTTGAATGCCTAATGGCTTCTGCCTCAGTAAGATAGTGTGTAACAGGCCGTGCGCCCAATGCGCCCAGTGCTGCCAGTGTTGCGGTGTGTTCTGTCAACTGGCTGTGGGTGGCCAAGGCCTGTAGTGCAGCTTCTTGCAGTGTCTTGCGTTTAGCCTCTAGCACTGCTTCGTGGCTTCCGTCATGAAACTCCTGTCCACAAGCATAGCATTTGTGTGCCTCTAGCTCAGCAATTTCTGCACCTAGTTTGGCAACGGCAGCTTGTTCTCGAACCTCATCAGCACGGCCTCGAGCAATCAGCTTTTCAATATCCGCTGTGTTCTTGACCTGGTGCGTGTGAGCCGCCAGAGCGGCATGTGCAACCAGTTCGGCCTCGATGTCAATGTGGCTCAGTAGATCATAGTTGGCTCGAAAGTCGGCTACATCTCGAAATTGTTTTTGTCGCCAGGCTGTTTGTCTAGCCATCAAGGCAGTGTGAGCATCCTGGGCTTTCTTTTGTTCACTGTAGACAGCAAGATCTCGATGTGCCAGCAATTCAGCTTCAATGTTGATTTGTGTTAGGTCAGCATACTGTGTGGCAAGATATTCAAGATCACTGTCTTGCTTTTTTTGCCATAACACTCGCCGTCGTCGGAGACTTTCGATCTGTTCTGCAATACGACTATTAGCTTCGACTACTGCTCTGATTCTAAATTCTTCTTGTGATACTGAGTCTTTGGTGCCTCTGGCCAGTTCCTTGATTGCATCAGCACGTTCACTCAGCAGAGTGATACCCAGCAACTGTTCAATGATGGTTCGCTGATCATTGGCTTTTAAGCCCAGGAACGGTTCAGTGTAGGTGTTTAGCGCCACAACATGTTTGAACATGTCGTGACTCATGTTCATGATGCGTTCCACAGCGTCTTGTGTTTCTCTTGAATCACCTTGTGCTTCGTCTGTGGCCACAGTAGCTTCATTGTTTACATAAAACTTGAGCACGTTGGGTTTGCGTCCACGTTCGATGCGATACTCAGCACCGTTTACTGCAAACTCCAGACTCACCAGCATGTTTTTGCCGTTGGTCTTGTTGACCAAATTGTCCTTGCGGATGTTTGACAGAGCGTTACCATACAAGGCATAGCTGAGTGCATTGATGATTGTGGTTTTGCCTGTGCCGTTGCGTGATCCGTCACCACCAAGGTCGAGATTCTCACCTAGCACCAGGGTAATGTCCTTGCGATCAAAATTGACGGCTTGGGTAGCAGCACCCACGCTCATGAAGTTTCGAACAGTAAGATTTTTAATTTGAATCATAAGTTTTGGTAGATCTTCAACAGCAGTTTGTTGTCGTAGAATTCACTTGCAATGTTGGTGATCTGATCTGTGACAATTTGATCCACTGATTCAAACTTGATCTCACCAGGTGCCATGTCAGTGTCTACTGAGTTGGACTTGTTGGGTATCAAAGCCATCTCTCTAAGACCATAGTCTCTAATAAATGTTTCTTTGATAAAGTTGGCTTCTTCGTAGCTGATCTCAATGTCTAACTGCACACGCACATGCATGCCTGGTGCCAGGATAGTGGCAGCATTGTCAATCACATTGCTGAGCCCAAACACACGATATCTAGGCTGATCTGGCCAGGCATGGAACTCAGGTTCCTTGTCCCACTCTAGAATCATCAGGCCGCGGTCATCGTCGCCGGCATCTGCATAGTTGTGCGGAAAGCAGTTGCCAATGTAGGTGATGTTCTTTTTGGTCTGCCGCTTGTGAAAGTGTCCGGTGAACACATGTTCAAAGCCAGTGAAGTGTTCCCGTTGAACTTCGCCATGATCAGGCATTTCAATCTGTGCATTCATCAAGTAACCGGGCAGCTCAAAATGCCCAAACATGTACTTGCCTTTTAGTTTGGGTATGCGTTTATGATCATCTCCACATAGCCAAGGGGCAATAGTGACATTACCGTGGCTGACCCAATCATTGCAGATTTCCACATTAGGGAGGTGCTTTGCCCACTCCACGCTTTGAATGTCACGTTTATCGCGATAATATAAATCGTGGTTACCAGGAATAAAATACACACGTTGAAAATTAGCATTCATGTGCTCCAGTGCTTGTAGGCTGTAGTTGAGTGTGACAATGTTGAGACTGGCACGGTTGTTGTGCCAGTCACCCAGGAACATGCAGGTCTCACAACCTTCAGACTTGGCCTTGGCAGTAGCCCACCTCACAAAGTTCAGGCAGTCCTCGTTGTGCTGAGTGCTGTTGCTCTTGAGTCCAAAATGTATGTCCGTGAAGACTGCGGCTTTGCGAAATAGATTTGTCATCGGTTCCTTTAATCCACAATTTTACAATCTATAGCTGCTAAAGTCAATTATTTTGGCAAGTGATTATATAGATTGGTGCCAAATATTCTCTGCAAGATGGTAATAATTTGATCGTATATTGGTTGGTACTCTTGTTCGCACACGGCTACTGCTTCGGAATAATTTGATATGATGTCTTGTGACCGATAAGGATTCTTTACAAAAAAAATATTATTAAAATGTTCTTGTAAATCGTCGAGCAAACTAAATTCAACATGTTTGTTGTAAAACATTTTTACACCCAACAGCACATCTACATAACTGCAAATTTTTTCTAATGTATGTTGATAGTCGCCGGTTGACAGTTTTATCGGTTTCCATTTGGACATAATTTGACAATTCTTGACAATATTGTGTTTATCGGATACTACTATGCCATGCGTTTGACCAATAGCGTCACTGCAAACCTGGTCAATAAATTGCCTACGTAACACACTAATAATTTTTTTAGAATCAATCAATTTTGTAAACTTGTCAGACATTAATAAATTATCGTTATGATGCAAATAATTATGTACATTGGTAATACCTCTGAGTACATGTGTACCAGATCTTCCAGGTGTAAAGATAATATCAGGACCTGATTGCAAACATGGTAATAACACTGGCTGCTGAAACACCACTTGATCGGCACAACTCAACCGACTAAAAGTAGAGATTAACCATTGTTCCTTGCTGTAGTTTTGCTGCCACACCGGTTCGAGATTTGTTAAATCATTCTCGTATGTTGTAATAACTTTTACTATTTTTAAACTTTGTTTGGCATTGAATAATTCTTTAATGTCAAATACATCAGCAGTGGTCAAATCAGTACAAATAGATGTTGTACTAGCCAACTGATATTTTTCTTGCAAGGTTGATGCATCTGGCCAGGAATCGGTTAAGCACACCATCTGGTCACAATTGTAAAATTTGCTTGCCCAAGGTTTAACTAGGCAATTGCCGTTGTGCAATAGTAAAAACGACACAAATTACTCTGGATAGGTTGTAATTGTAACCGGACCGCTCATGGCCGCCATTGAATGCTTGCCAGAATTCTGTCGAGTCCATGAAGGGTTGAGTCCGTTCATTTCCAAGATGTCATCACGAATGTTTTGACTTTTCTTTTCAATGTTCAAGATACGAGTAAAGCTATTGGTAATAGCGGCAGTATAATACGCAAAAGGATTCTGCGATTTTGACTCGTCAAATTGTAATCCGATCTGGCTGAGTTGCAGCAGGGCTTGTCCACGCATTTCTTCATTGTAGGTGTATCCTCTCCAGTTGGATCTTGTGGCATAACGTTCACACAGTTTCATAAACATCATGGCCAGCTTTCTAGTCATGTCGCCGTGGTCTTTTGAAAACTCTCCGGTTTCAAGATCGCCCTTCCAGTGGCTCTTGCCCACCAGAAACGGCACCTTGGCGTCGTCTATGCGATAGTGAAAAAACGGAGGAAAGTTAACTCGAATATGGGTGGGATCCAACATTGGCGCATCAATCAGGTCAGCCAGCGGATCTTCGACCACTTCGTCCAGTTCCAGTAAATCTTCTAGTTTGCTGCGCTTTTTTGCTTCGGCCTTGGTAATCTTTTTTGGTGCCATGGGCACATGTTCCCAGGTCATGATTCGAAACACAATGTCTGTGTTGGGTATTTTTTTTGGATCAAGTATCTCACCGGTTTCACGTTTGATACGATCAGCTCGGTTGCGTCTGGCTTCTGCTATGGTTTTTTGATTGATCTTGCTTAGACTTGGCAAGATAATATCGCACTGGTGGTCTAGATCAGGATCTCTATAGGCACAGTAGTTTTTCTTGCTGGAATGAATCTCTTTGAGAATGTCTCTGTTGTTGAGATAATTGGTTTTTGGTGTGGTCCTTGCGATGATTGCCATTAAGACAGGTCCTTAAAGTATTACTTAGTATAACATATTTTGCCGTGTTGTCAACCTTTATAAACTGAGTGGTTTATTTTTTGGGTAAATAAGATACAGGAATCACTATGTCTACATTCTCATCCACAGTCACTGCCTCAGATGCAAACACCGCCCAGAATCTGGCCGAAGCTGATGCTCGGGCCCAGGTGGCCGCGTCACTAGGTGGCAATTTTGTAATAAACACTAGTTTCACTAACACAGTGGTTGATGCTAACGATAGATACACTTCCACATTTATTATTGATGCTGAAACAACTACAGCACCTCCAGAAGTTGCAACACCGCCATACGATGAATTTGCAGGAGTGGATGCGGCGGTGTCAGCACAATCTGCAACACCAGTTGACACATTTCTAGATCCACAACAACAGGCTGAAGCTCGCGACGCTGCTCTTGCCGAAGCGTCTGCTGAAGCCAATGCAGCCAGTGCTGCTGACCCAGTTGATGCAGCAAACGATCAAAGCCTTCAGGACCAAGAAGATGCTAGACAACTTGCAGCAGCACAGCCCACAACCTCTGCTGCGCCTGTAAACACATTTCTAGATCCACAACAACGTGCTGAAGCTGCTCAAATAGCTGCGGCATCCTTGCCCGGAGCAAACACAGTTCAGGATCCGCAACAACGTGCAGCCGCACAGGCACAAGCAGGCACCTTGTTGGCACAGCGTCAGGCCACGCTGGAAGCACAACGCAAGATGACCAACAACGGGGACTGGCGTGTTAGACTCAGTCTGGCTCCTAGTGCTGATTATTTGTACATGGCTACACCACCGGGCATACTGGAACCATTGAAGAAAACAGCCGGGGTGATATTTCCCTACACACCCAAGATTGATATCAACTACAAAGCCAATTATAGCAGTTACGATCTCACTCATTCTAACTACAAGGGATATTTCTATCAAAACAGTTATACCGATGCAGTGAATATGTCAGCCACATTCACAGCACAAGATTCCACCGAAGCCACTTACCTGTTGGCAGTGATACACTTTTTTAGATCAGTGACAAAAATGTTTTATGGTCAGGACGCACAACGAGGTGCACCACCTCCCTTGGTATTCTTGACAGGACTAGGGCAGTATCAGTTCTCGGCGCACCCTTGTGTGGTCAGCAGTTTCTCATACAACCTGCCAGCTGACGTTGATTACATACGTGCAACAAGTGTCAACATCAACGGAACCAATCTGCTGTCACGCAGGGTCCGCCAAGACTTGCCCACAAACCCCATCTCCAGTGCAGTCAATCGATTGGCGAATCTTTTCTCCAGTCAAGGTATAAGCAAAGGAGGAATATACAATCCACCAGCGCCGCCTACCCTGGGAAAAAATGAACCAACCTATGTGCCCACAAAAATTGAAATCAGCCTGATATTGTTGCCCATGCAAACTAGATCCCAGGTCAGCCAACAGTTCAGTGTCAAGGGATTTGCCAACGGTGATCTACTCAAAGGAGGGTTCTGGTAATGGCCACTTATGATTCAACCAGCGCATACTATACCACTGGGTATAGTCAGTTCTTTCTAGACACCATGACCAATCGTCCTATTCCCAAAGAAACTGATGATCGTATCATGCTGATCAACACCACGTATCAGTATAGACCTGATCTCCTGGCATTTGACTTGTACGACACAGCAGAGTTGTGGTGGGTGTTTTATCAACGCAATCCCAATACTCTGACTGCACCTCCCTTGGACTTCAAAGCCGGCGTACAAATTTATCTGCCAAAAATTACCACATTACGCAACGTGTTAGGATTCTAATCAATGTCATCATTTGCTCAAAGCGAAATTCGCCGTCTTGAATTGGATATTGCATTTTTCCAAGATCGTATAGGTGTGTTTGAAGAAATATTACAAAATCCAACTGCAACTCCGCTACAAATAAGACAGGCCCAACGTAATTTGGAACAAACTCGGGACAGGATTGTGACTTTGCAATCAGAACTGGCAACAGCTCAACAAAATCAGTTGGCACCCGTTGCCAGTTCAGCCGATACTACTGGAGCCGCACAAACTGCACGGGACGACGGCGCCAGTCCAAGCAATCCTGTTCCTCCTCAGCAGGTCGAAACACCTGATGGCAGAATAGTTGAAAAAACCACAGCAGGTCCAACCAATGCTGATCCGCCACCAACTGCAGAAACAGGAGATGTTGATTCTGGAACCAATGCAGCCACTATTACATACAACAATAGTCAAGCCACATCTTCTCCTCCAGCTGCCGGTCCGTTGCCATCTCCGCCATCTTCTACATTCCTGGATCCTCAGCAGCGAGCAGAATTCAATCAGCTGCAAGGTTCAGGAGCAGTGCCCGGAGCCACTCCTGTAAACAACGCTAAACAAGGCGGAGTAGGAGCTCGCAGCGATGATGCTGCTGGTGTCAACAGCACTAGCACTGTTCGTAATAGACTGGACGAATTGTATGGCGGTGCCTCCAATGCCATTGTGGCACAGGATAATGTACTAGATCAATATGCCAGCTATACCTATAGCCTAAGTTGGTATGTGATGGATCCTGACACATACAAGAAATTGATGAAATCTTCACAGAAAACACTAAATGGATACTATCTACTGGTGCAAAGTGGTGGTGCTGGTGTTTCTACACAAACACCTACTAGTGCAGCCAATGTGGGCACTGGCCGTAGCCCGTTCTTTCCACTGGACTTTTATCTTGATAACTTTGAACTCAACACCACGTACAGTAGTACCCCCGGCACTGGCGGTGCTGCCCAGTTCAAAGATGTAAGTTTTACAGTGACTGAACCAAATGGAATTACACTGTTGAGCAACTTGTTGAATGCTGTTAAAGATTTGTACGAAACCAAAAATGTAACCAAGCCGGGCACACCTGTAAACTATGCTGCGGCACAGTATTGCATGGTAATAAGATTTTATGGCTACGATATCAATGGCAATCTTGTGCAACCTATTGCACGAAGAACCGGCAGCACAGACAATCGTGCAGCAATTGAAAAATTTATACCTTTTATTATTACCGCCATTGACTGGAGAGTGGCAAACAAGTTGGTTGAATACACAATCAAAGGAGCAAGCCCCGGTGCTATCACTGGCTTCAGCACCAATCGTGGTAGCATACCGCAGAATTTTCAGTTCCAAGGAAGCACAGTCAAGGACATATTGGTTGGCACTGTGGTTCAACAAACAGCCAGTCAAGCCGCAGGCGACGAAACCAGAAACGGTGTGCCTATACAATCATCGCCACCGGGCAGCAACACTGTGCAGGATCCTGCACAACGAGCACAAGCACTTTTAGATTCTGGACAATAATATGGCTACTGCAATCCCTCGCACAACATCATCAACTGATAATGCTCCACAAACCAAGCCGGGCGAAAATGCTGTGGGCGGTGTTGGCGCTCCGCCCACAGCAGACGCAGCGCCTAAACCGGGTGCTACCACACTTGGCAGCGGCCTGTGTGCAGCGTTAAATGCCTACTATGCAGAGGTGGCTAAAAAAAGGGGGGGCATACCAGATGTTTATGAAATTAAATTTGCTGATCCTATATTAGAAAACGCCAGCGTTGTTCCTCCAGGTCCATTGGACAAAAGTATGGCAGGTGGCTCAGTCACAGCAACAGCAGCTGATCAACTGCTGAGTGAAAAACAAAGTATGAGTCCAACTGTGCGACAGAAGTCAGCCACAGCAGGACAACAGATTGTGCAATTTATTGACACAGTATTACGCAGTAGTAGTTATATTACTGCACAACAAAAAGTTATCTGGAATCCAGACACTGATAGCTGGGAAAATAATGGTCCATCGCCGCAGAGATTCGCCTGGTTTGATATCAGTTGTGAAGCACAACAATTGCAATACGATGAGACACAAAATGATTTTGCGTACAAAATGATTTATACCATAGCACCGTATCAGACACCAGTGGTTAGTGAATATTTTGACAGTGGTGCTACCCGTGGTGTACATAAAGTTTTTAACTACTGGTTTACTGGCCAAAATACACAGATCTTGAAGTATGAACAAGTGTTTGACAAACTATGGACACAGGCCATAACTAGTGATGCAGCAAAAAGCACAGGCACACAGGCATTACAACAAGGACTAAACAGCCGAGAGCTCTGGAAGAAACGAGTCATGCCAGCCAGCGGTCAAGCACGACAAGGCGGCGACGGCAAAACATTTGAGCCCGGTGCAAATGCAGCCGACTACTTGTATTCAGCCGATTATGCCAAAATTAGAATGGAAATCATAGGCGACCCGGCCTGGATCCCATCCCCAAAAGCAATACAGCCCGGCAAGTTTGTCACGGCGCCATTTGAAACCGATGGCACCATAAATGTAAGTGCATCAGGCGCCTACTTTGAATTTGCATGGAATCGACCCAGAGATTATGATCTCAACACCGGAATCATGGACACAGGAAAAAACAACTATTTTGCAGATCGGTACCAAGGCAAAGCTGGACTTGCACAGGAAGCGGTGTCATACATTGCTACCTCTTGCAAGAGCATATTCCGTAGTGGAAAATTTACTCAGGAACTTGAAGGTGTTTGGAATTTGCAGACAGCTCCTACCAAAACAACTGATGCAGGAAGAAATACCAATGCAGCAACAACCACAGCAAAAACCTCAAGTGTTGGAACTGCCAACAATGGTACTAATCAAATAATACAATCAACTTCAAAAGCATTGCAAGCCGGCGCAGCAGCAGTACAACCAGTGACTGATGAATATAAAGCACCTGCATCTACTCCAGTTTCCATCACATCAGTATCTGGAGCACAACCGTTGCCAGCAAAACCTGCCAGTGTAGATGGTGCAGATATTCCAACTACACAATTTCAACCGCCGCCTACCCTACGAGGAAATCCCACCGCTGGGTTTGATGGATTGGATTTATCACCGGCTCCTGATCCAAACCCTGCTCAAGGTATAGTAAACGACGATCAAGGAACCTAAAGGACACATATGGCAGAAAATAATACCCAACCGTCAGGCAGCTCACCCAATTATAAATTTGGGCGCGGTGGCACACCTGCAGAAATGGGGCCATTTGTTGGCCGTATTGTAAACACAGTAGATCTCACACGAACTGGCCGCTTACAGGTTTTCATTGAACAGTTTGCTACTGGTCGACCCGCCACTAATCCCGAAACATGGCGTTGGGTAAGATACTTGTCACCGTTTTATGGAGCCACGGAAAAAACCAGCACCAGTGCAGGTGTGGGCACATACCCAGGAAATCAACAAAGTTACGGCATGTGGTTTACTCCACCAGATATTGGCACATCTGTTATGTGTTTCTTTGTTGAAGGTGATCCTGACAAAGGTTACTATATTGGATCAATAATTGAAGACAGCTTGAATCATATGTTGCCGGCTATTGGTGCTGCAAAGGAAGGCCAGTATGTTACTCAGAACAAGTCACAAGCAGAATATTTTGCCAGCGCACCTCAGTTGCCAGTTACCGAAATCAACTCGGCCAACAAAGAGATTAACAAAAATCCACGATTCTTTGAACAGCCCAAGCCTGTGCATAGCTTTCAAGCAGCTATATTTTTTCAACAAGGACTGGACAAAGATCCTGAACGCGGTCCTATCATTTCAAATGCACAACGAGAAAGCCCCAGCACAGTGTATGGCATCAGTACACCAGGTCAACCTATCTATCAAAATGGTGCAGATCCCAACACCATACGCCAGAAATTGAATTCTGGTGAACTGAAGCCGCAGGATGTCAAAGTGATAGGCCGCAAAGGCGGGCACACACTGGTCATGGACGATGGCGATCTAGACGGCAACAATGCCTTGCTTAGATTACGAACTGCCAAGGGTCATCAGATCATGATGAATGATTCAGAAAACTTTTTTCAGTTCATTCATTCCAATGGGCAAACCTGGATTGAACTGGGATCCGAAGGCACAGTAGATGTGTTTTCAACCAACAGTGTAAACGTAAGAACCAATGGAACAATCAATTTACATGCTGACAAAGACATCAATATGTTTGCTGGTGGCAACATCAACATGAAATCAAATGCAGCCACCAACATTGGTGCTGTGACTACCATGAACATGGCCAGCCAAGGTGCCATGACCATTTACAGCCAAGCGCCAATTGGCATTCGAAGTGACGGTAGTCTAGCATTAAAAAGTCAAAGTGGATCCTGGGACGGTGGCTCTGCACTGAAATTCAAGGCCAGCAAGATTGATCTCAACGGTGGCAGCGCAACAGACGTTAAAGTTCCCAAACTGTATCCTAAAACAACCCTGGACGACACTACATTCGACAACTCTACTGGTTGGCAAGTAAAACCCAATTCACTAGAGAGTATTGTCACAAGAGCACCGACGCACGAACCGTATCCGTATCACAATCAAGGTGTGGCTGCTAGTGTGAGTTTGACCGAAGGAACTCCTACTCCCCCGCCGGATGCTGAACCAGTTCCTTCCAGCTGGGGCATAAGTAGAAAATCATGAGTAAATTTTCATTCACAGGACCAAACGGCGAAGTGTATGAGGTGGAAGGACCATCAGGTGCCACTGTGGAACAAGCCAGGGCAATATTTGATCAACAGATCAGCACCGGTGGGTTGACAGGAATACCGGTAGGTGGCTTGGTCAATGCAGTTACCCAGGCCACAGGTGGCCTATCAGCAGCCATAGCTCAAATAGGACCAGCATCATTTGCACAGGCCCAACAACTGGGAAGCGCAATCAATCTTCCTGATCTAAGAGGAATGCCTATTCCCAATCCAATTGGAGTCAGTGACTTTGTTGGCACAACAGTGAGCCAACAAAACATAGGCTCAATCAATCCTGCACAAATACAAGGACTAATAGCACAAACCAGTACATCAGTGGGCCAAGCTGCGTCTGCAATTACCAATACCAAAGGTCTTGGCAAGTTTGGCCTCAATGCTGATCAGTTGCAGTTGTCAGGCTTGATCAAACCCGGACTAGCTGAACAGATCAATCTGGATCCCAGCAAATTTACCAGCATATTGTCAAGTCCCACCAGCTGGACAGGCAAGTCGGGTGCCACAGATTTAACCTCGGTGCTGGGCAACGAACGACTGCAGACCACAGTGCAGCAAGGCCTAATGAATGTAAATTTTGATCAACTCAAACAAGTGGGAGCCATCAGCGGCACAGAAGCAGCATCGCAGCTGGGTCCGTTGTTGAACAATGCCACAAAATTTGGCCTGGGTAATGCAACAGAATGGCTCAAAACGGCACCGTCACTGGGGTCATTGGGATCACTGGTTAGTGGCAGCGGAATTAGCGGATTACTTGCAGGCGGCGCAGGCGGTGCACCAGCTGCACTAATTAGTCAAATGAACAACTTTGCCAAATCAGCAGAATTTGCACAGGCATTTGCTGGTTTAAATGCTGATATATCTGGCGGCGGCAATCCACTGGAAGCAGGCGTACAGGCACCCAAAGGATTTACCAACACCGTGAATCGATCTAATCTGAATGAAGCAGTGAAAAAAGTCATTGGCAACAGCAAAATATCTGTGCCAGATTTTGCACCTCCAGGCACCAGCTAAATATCTGTATGGCCACATTCATTGGATTTAACACACAGAATCAAAACAAAAAGTTCACACTGGTAGACGGCGAATTAATCAAGCGCGACCTACTGAACGCATTCAATGTCTGGCAAGGACAATTGCCCGGCCGCCCATCATACGGAACCACACTCTGGAGTTTTTTGTTTGAAAGCCAGGATCAAACTACCATGGCCAATATTCTGCGTGAAGTGCAAAGAGTAGCCGGCGGCGATCCTAGAATTTATCTAAATGATGTACAAGTGTACCCACAGGAAAACGGTGTGTTGATTGAACTGGAGATACAACTGGTGGCTGGTGCAGATGCACAATTGCTGAGTGTATTTTTTGATCAACAACAGCGCAGAGCTTCGTTCGTATAAAAGTAGCCGTTTACTTTATCGGTAAATAACATATTAACGGAATATCATGGCACGCACCACTAGACAAACAGTTGTATTTGGCGTTGAAGACTGGAAACGCATCTATCAGACCTTTAGAGAAGCTGACTTTCAAAGCTACGACTTTGAAACTTTGCGAAAAAGTTTTGTAGATTATCTTAGACAGTATTATCCTGAAACATTCAATGACTACATTGAAAGTTCAGAATTCATTGCACTACTAGACGTTGTTGCATTCATGGGCCAAGCAATGGCCTTCCGCAATGATCTTAACACCCGTGAAAATTACATAGACACAGCAGAGCGCAGAGACTCTGTGGTGCGCCTGGCCAACCTAGTGAGTTACACTGCCAAAAGAAATACAGCAGCCCAAGGTTATCTCAAAGTATTTTCAGTGCAAACCACTGAAAATGTCACAGACTTCAACGGAATTGACCTGGCCAATGTCACTATCAACTGGAACGATCCTACCAATTTCAACTGGGAAGAACAATTCACAGCCATTTTAAACGCTGCTCTAGTGGACACTCAACGTGTGGGCCGCCCGGGTAATCGTCAAGACATTGTGGGCGTAAACACATCTGAATATGCTATCAACCTGGTTCCAGGATTCTTGCCGGTGTTGCCATACAATGCCACAGTAGACGGCGTCAACATGCCGTTTGAAGCAGTGAATTCCACATCCGTGGGTCAAGACTATCTCTACGAACCTGCCCCTGTGGCCAACGGCATTTTTAATATCCTGTTTCGCAGCGACTCTCTGGGGTTTGCAGCAGCCAACACTGGTTATTTCTTTTATTTCAAACAAGGTGTGTTGCAAAGTCAAGATTTTAATCTGGCAGAACGAATCAGCAATCGCACAGTCAACATCAACATTGAAGGTGTCAACAATGAAGACCGCTGGGTGTTCCAGTTGGACAATGTGGGTACAGTTGTGAGCCAATGGCAGTATGTAGAATCAGTTTTTGCTGCGGCAGCAGAACAACTGACACCCGATCAACGCAAATTGTTTTCCACAACATCAAGAACCAACGATCAGATCACATTGACATTTGGTGATGGTGTATTTTCTGCTATTCCAGTGGGATTGTTCCGTGCGTATGTTCGTGCCTCTAACGGCCTGCAATACATTATCAATCCTGAAGAAATGCAAAGTGTGATTCTTCCAATCAGCTACATCAGCCGAACTGGTCAGTTGCAAACAATCACATTCACTTGTGGCATTACCACGCCTGTTAGCAATGCACAGGCCAGAGAAACTCTAGACGAAATCAAGCAACGTGCTCCTGCTAGATACTACACACAGAACCGCATGGTCAACGGTGAAGACTACAACAACTTTCCGTTTACCTTGTACAATTCAATTATCAAAAGCAAGGCACTGAATCGTGCTAGCATTGGTACCAGTCGATATCTTGATCTAGTAGACAACACAGGCAAATACAGCTCAACCAATATTTTTGGATCTGACGGTGCCCTGTGGGAAGAAAACCAACTGCCCACGTTTGTGTTCTCGTGGTTGAATCGCAATGACATTGCCAGCGTAATCACCAATCAGATACAACCGCTGTTGATTACCAACGGTTTCACGCAGTTCTATTATGCAAATTTTCCAAGACCGGACTTGGCGGTACTCAACATTACTTGGAATCAGAGTACCACAATGGCCAATGAAACCACTGGTTATTTTGTAAATGCCACTGGTGGCCCTGTTCCAATTGGCACCTTTTCTAGCAACAACACAAAATATATTCAAGTGGGTAGTCTAGTAAAGTTTGCTGCACCTGCTGGCTACTACTTTGATGCCAACAATAGACTAAAACTAGGAACTCCTGTCCGTGCAGACGAAACACTCACCATCTGGTCCAGCCCAAGCATTATTGTGTTGAACGGTACTAACCAAGGGCAAGGCAACTTTGACAACGGAACTGGGCCAGTTACACTTAATAATTTTGTGCCCACTGGAGCAATACCAGTGTCAGTAATTCCGTTGCTGGTCACAGATATTCCAGCCAGCCTTGAATCCGCAATTGCTGATCAGATTTTGTTGTTTAGAAACTTTGGCCTTGGCTACGATAATACCACACAGACCTGGTATCTGATTACATCTAATAATCTTGCTGTCAATGCTGATTTTAGTTTGGCCAACGCACAAGATACATCGGGCACAGGCCAAGATGCAAGCTGGGTTATACAATGCCTGACAGATGGACTTAGCTACACCGTGACCAGCCGTTCTCTGGTATACAATTTTGGCTCTGTGCTACAAACAAGATTCTTCTTTGAGTCGGGACAACGCATTTATGACACTCGCACAGGCACAACAATCAGCGACTTTGTCAAAGTGTTGAGAACCAACAGCTTGCCTGATTCCAATCAACCCTTGCCCGGAGACATCAGTCTTTCTATCATTGGCCAGCCAGTTGAGTCTGACGGATATGTTGACGACTATCAAGTGATTGTCAGTTACCAAGATGTTGATAGTGATGGGGTAGCAGATGATCCTGATTTCTTTGATGAAATTGTGGCACCGTTGGTTGTTCCTAATTCAAAATTGGTGTTCTTTGAAAAGACAGTGGACTTTGACAATTTACAACGTTATATTTTGGTTGAGCCAGGCCGTGTGGTCAGTGAGTTTGCTCTCAAGAATGATATCGAAGCAGTCAAGGGAGAATATGTGGCAGGACAAATCTTCTATGCCTACAATCAAGAAATTTATGTCGGACCCCAGGCCGGCCAGGTGGGTGCTTTTTATGAACTAGCGGTTAGTACAACATTTGTAAGATCACTAGTAGATGTATCGTCAGATTGGATTGCAAGAGTTGGACGCCAGAGTTTGTATTTTCAATACAGACATAATGCTCCACTAACATCTCGTATTGATCCCGGAACCACCAACATCATTGACTTGTATGTGGTCACACAAAGCTACTATACTGCTTATCAAAACTGGATTAGAGACACCACCGATACAGTGCCCAAGCCCAGTGTGCCCACAATCAATGAGTTGTCAACTGCTTATCAGAATCTCAACAACTACAAAATGATTTCAGACAATGTGGTTGTGAATTCAGTGGTATTCAAGCCACTGTTTGGTGCCAAAGCAGCACAAGAACTCAGAGCCACAATCAAGGTTATTCGTGCAGCCAATTCAACAGCCAGCGAAAGTGAAATTAAAAATTTAGTAGTTGCCAACTTGAATGAGTATTTTTCAATTGATATATGGGACTTTGGAGATACATTTTATTTCTCAGAACTTGCAGCCTACATCCACAGAAATATGGGCGGCATTGTGAGTTCTGTAGTACTAGTACCTCTGGACCCATTGAAGAGTTTTGGTGACCTGTATGAAATACGGTCAGCCCCAGATGAAATTTTTGTCAATGCAGCTGGTGTCAGTTCAGTAGAAGTGATCACAGCATTGACGTCAACCAACCTTAGAACCGCACCAGGCAGTGGAGTAATTTAATGGATAGAACAAGAACCGTAGATTTTCTACCACCGATATTTCAAACTACTACCAACAAACAGTTTTTGGCAGCTACTCTGGACCAATTGGTTCAAGAGCCACAGTTTAAAAAGACACAAGGTTTTGTTGGTCGCAGAGTTGGCCCAGGTGTAAATCCCAATGACTATTATGTGATTGAGCCCAATGCCACCCGAGCAAATTATCAACTTGAACCGGGGGTGATCAGTCTAACTCCAGACACAACAGATATTTCTGATGCAATAACCTACCCTGGCATCACTGACGCACTGGCTCGTCAAGGTGCCAAGACAAACAACTCAGACAGATTGTATACCAGTGATTACTATACCTGGGATCCATTTGTTAGTTTTGACAAATTTGCAAACTACAGTCAGTACTATTGGTTGCCAGCTGGTCCGTTGTCAGTTGACGTCGGTGCTACGGTAATTCCGCTAACAGATAGTTTTGATATTACCCGCGGTCCGGATGTATATGAGTTCTCAGGAGTTCCTGGTGAGAATCCCATCATCACTCTGGTTCGCGGTGGCAACTATGATTTTGTTGTGAATCAAGCTCCTAATGGATTCTGGATACAAACTGATCCTGGTGTAAACGGTCGATTGCCTTACGCTCCTAATATCAGTTCAAGAGACGTTCTTGGAGTGATCAACAACGGCGAAGACGCTGGCACAGTAACTTTTAATGTTCCACTAAAAAACGCTCAACAATTCTATTATGATCTAACACTGGTGCCAACTACCCCAACGGCAGGACAAGTAGACTTGATAACTAATTTGAAATTCAATCAGATCAACAACATATATCTGTCAGAATTTTTAGCACAATATCCATCGGGTATTGATGGAATCACAAGCCTTGACGGTCGCACAGTGGTGTTTACCAATCAGATTGCTGACCCAACCGACGGTGGCTGGTTGATCACCAGTCAATTTGATCCGCTGGCTCAGATTCCCACCAACAATGGATTACTAGGTAGTTTTGACACACAAGTATACGATCAAACAACGCCCATCCTCAATGTTGACACACGCTATAGCGTTTGGGCAATACAATATCAATATGACAATGATGGAAATGCTATCCTACAATTGTCATCAATAACACAGTGCCCGCTACTGAATAAATTTACCATAATGTTCGGAACTCAATGGGCAGGGACTCAATGGTATCGTGACGCAGAAGGCTACTTTGAAGAAATACCATTGCTTACAGCAATCAAAGATCTGTTGTGGTATCAAGATGGAACCAACCCAGAAATTTTTGGCCAGATTCGATTAATTGATCAGAGCCAAGTTGAAACACTGAACATAGTAACTGACATCCTTGGCAAGAAAAATTATGTTGCACCCAACGGTGTGGTGTTTACCAACAATCTCAAAGTTATCTTTAGAGGCAGTGTTATTCCTGCCAGTTATCAGAATCAAACCTATTATGTGGCTGGAGTAGGCACAGCCATACAACTGTTGCCAATCACTGATTATGTTACTCCAGAGACCTACACTAAAAGTGCCACGGTGCCGTTTGATTCGTTGCCGTTTGACATAGGCAACTTTGATGCCAGCCTAAATCAACCTCTGGTGCCTGATTATCTTACCATTGCACTTGATAGCCCTGATCGCAATGCCTGGACCAGATCCAATCGTTGGTTTCATATTGACGTCATCAATGCATCTGCAGAATACAACAACACAGTTCCACTAATAGACAATGCGTTTCGTGCCAAGCGACCTATCTTGGAATTCCGTGGTGGCACAAGATTGTTTGCTATGGGAACTCAGGCCAAGACACCAGTCAACATTATAGATTTTCAAACAACCGACGCTTTGTCAACTATCAACGGCACCATTGGATACGCAGTTGACGGATATTCGTTTATTTCTGGAAGTCGAGTGATCTTTGCAGCAGACAACGACCCGCAGGTTCGCAATAAAATTTATCTAGTGGAGTTTATCACTCCCAGCACAGATGGCAGTACGTTGATACTCCAACCAGTTATTAATCTAGTGCCTGCATCTGACGCAGATGTCTTGATTGATCAATGCACGGTTTGCTCAAGCGGCAACACTTTGCAAGGGACAAGTTTTTTCTACGATGGTGTTCAATGGATCGCAGCACAAGAAAAAACATCAGTTAACCAGGCACCTCTATTTGATGTTTATGATCAAGATGACTTTAGTCTTGGTAATCGGGCAGTCTATCCTAGTTCGACGTTTGTAGGCAGCAAATTGTTCAGTTATGCAGTGGGATCAGGAGTTGAAGATACTGTATTGGGATTTGCTCTACGATACCTCAGTATCAACAATGTGGGTGACATTGTGTTTGACAATAACTTTTATACAGACACATTTATTCATGTAGATAATAATGTTAGTACTGAAAATCCCGTCAGCATTGGATTTGTTCGTCAATACGCTGATAGAACAGTGTATGAAAAAGAAATTGGATGGCAACGTGCTGCAACTAAGAGTTTGGTTTATCAACAATTTAGTTTTACATCAGTTGTTGACACACCCTTGGTACTTGATGTGGCTGTGGTTCCAACCGGAACAGTGCCCAGTGTTAAAATTTATGTAGGTGGTGTTTTCCAGGACCCCACAGCATATACCTTTGCCACAACTGCTAATACTACCACAATTACATTTAACAGCAACATTGTTATATTACCCGGTGATGTTATTGAAGTGCTGGCCTTGAGTGATCAAATTAGTTCTGTGGGTTTTTATCAAGTTCCTGTTAATCTTGAAAACAATCCATTGAACGGCAACTCAGCAAACTTTACATTGGGCACAGTAAGAACACACTACGAAACTATTGCACAGAATCTAGTGGCATTGACTGGCAAAGTCAATGGTGCCAACAACACTAGAGATCTTGGCAATATTATTCCTTATGGTCTAAATATTCTGCAACAAAGTGCGCCAATGACCCTGGCTGGGTATTTCTTGCGCAAACCCGAGTACGAAATTTTTGCCGCTCTTTCATACAACTCAAGAGAATACGAAAAATTCAAAGCACAATTGTTGAACACAGCAGTGACCAATGATTATGTCAATCTCACTGTGCCAGAAATACTCACAGCAGTAATTTCTGACATCACACTTGGCCGTACCAGCAGCAATCC